TGGGCTCGGAGATGTGTATAAGAGACAGGTACATTCCTGTTAAAAATATTTACATTGCCCACTCTGAACCAGTGGGCTTTTTAGTATTGTAACTCATTCTATACTTCGAGAGCGGGACCGCATCAATATATTTGATATACTAAAATAAAAGATATTCCCTTTTTAAAAAATCAAAATACCAGCAAATTTGAAAGTAACCCCATAGGTGAGGTCGACAGGACAGAAAGGGCGACCCGCCTCCGAGTCACCCCTGTTCTATCACTTGCCGGGCAGTCTATTTCATATCGTACATCTTTTCTGCCGAGCACAATTCAAGCATGGTGCGGCGAACCTCTTCCACAATAGCGAGGTAACAGGAAGCTCGCTCCGCGTCCTCAAAGGTGACGTCGCTGCCGTCCGCCGCGTTCCACTGCACCCGTTCGACAATCGCCGCATCCTTCCCGGCCCCGGCCCCGCCGCGCACCGCCAGCCAATCATCAAAGCGGGAGCGCACAGCGGCCTCAACATCCATTTCGGAGGGAAGCACTCCGGCAAGTTGAGTCAGCTTCCCGGCATAGGCCACAAGGTAGAACCGCCGCGCCTATACTGCTCCACGTACCCACGTTCAAAGTCCCTACGGGCATCCTGAGAGGCGTTTTGCCCTCTACATAGGTAGAGAGTCGTCTTCCCCAAAAACGGGCCTCAGATTGGCTATATAGAGAGTCCCTATCGGGGAGGGGAGGCCACAAAAAGAGGCGGCCCGTTCCCGAACCGCCCCGCCATTTCGTGAGTCCTTACCCCTGCCGTGCTTCCCCTGTGCTTCGTTGCCGTTCGAGTTGGGCCTGTACAGCCGCAAGCATGGCAAGATCGGCTTCAAAGTCTGCCCCCCTGCCTTCCTCGCTTCCTTCCCTCACGGTGGCCTTTCCGTCGCGTTCCCCGGTGCGGCGTCGAGCGTTCGGAGTATTCCGAACGTGAGCCCCCGTCCGGAGGGTGCCCTGCAAGGGTAGAGATTCCCTTTTCATATTAACCGGGATCTCTCTTATTTCTTCTTTTATAGAAGTTATAGAAGATATAGTTACGGTACTCTCCGTGCCGGACGCGGTACGCTTTGTTCCGGACGCGGTACCCACCGTGCCGATTGCCTCTTCACGCGGTACGGAATGTGCCGTTTTTCCGACTTCAAAGGGTGACGTGGTACTCTGTGTGCCGGAACGCAGTACAGAATGTGCCGCCATATCCATTGGGACACGGAAAACTAGCCCATCCCCACCCCTGAGGCACACTCCAACCATGATAAGCCAAGCTATCCCCTTTCGGTACATGCGGTCGCTTATCTCCGCCAAATCCGCAAACTTCCCCGGCTGTATATTTTTTACCGGAAGGAAAGAGCCAGAAGCGGCGGCGGGGTTATTTGTCCACTCTTCCCTGTCACTGGCGACGCAATGCGCCCGCAGGACAAGGTAGAGCCTTTTCGTAGCCCCGGACATTTTCCCCCACACCCCGGAAAGGACAAGCGTGTATGGTAGCGCGAGGAACAGCGACGTCGCAGCGGGGTAGCCCTTCCGATAGTGCAGGTACTCCATCCGGTAGACCGTGTGCCATGCCCGAAACGTCTTGCGCTTGGTGAGACTGATCCAGCCCTGTTCGACAAGGAACCGGAGTCCCGCCCCGAGCGTCGTCTTGCTCACCCCGGCAAGGGAAGCAATCCGCGTCTGAGAGGGCCATGCCTCAAGCAAGGGGCTTTCATGTACCGCCAGCACGGGGAGAATGGAAACGGCGGCGTCAGGCCACGCCCGCAAGCCGCCGCTCCGTATCTGTGCGCGCCACGGTATCAAGGCAAACTGATTGCCTGTGCTCATGGCGTGCCCCTTATTCTACCGGGTAGAATGTCCTGTTTTGTCCTGTCTGCATGGCTATTCCCCCTCGCCGAGATAATGCTGTATCTGTTGCAGAATTTCCTTGAAGACAAACAGGTAATCCGGCCCGGTATCGGCATCCATGATCTTATCACACAGCAAATCAAGGGCATGGGCGAGGATAGCAGCTTGCGAAATATTGGTTTCCTTATTCATGGGATTCCCCCTCGTTGCAGATAGAGTTCAGTTTGTTTTGCAATAGTTCAAAAACGAGGTACGCCCCATGTGCCACTAAGTCACAATCTGTAGAAAAGTCTTCACGGTTCAGCAGATTTTCCGTAGCTTCACGCAAAAAAGCAGTAAGTGCCTTGGCCTCTTCTACATGTTGGACGGCATTGCTATTCATTTGCCGCCCCCTTTTTCTTTTCTACCACCTCGAACCGCCACAATTCCCCATCGGCAAGCGAGAATTGCATTTGCCGCAACACTTCAATGATGAGAGAAACCCCGCTGGAATCAATCCCCAACCCACTATGGGCAACCATAGAGAGGAGATTTTCCAAGCCACAGGAAAGGGCAAACACACGATTGAGATCAACGCCGAATTCTTGGTTGTCGCTCATTCCGCACCTTCCATCTGCCGGAGGATTTTTTTGTTCAGATGTCAGCATTAGTAGCCCCCGGCCACGGGTTGCCCCCGTATCCTTCTTTCATCTTCTTTATGAGCAGGTCAAAACACCTTTCAGCCCCGTAACTGGAGATATGGGAAATTTCCCCACACCCTTGTTCGCCTATAGCCCCGATAGCATCCCGGAGAAATTCGGCTATAGCGAAAGCGTCCATCATTGCATGTTCTGAGCCTTTTTCCCGGTTCATCGCGCACCCCCGGCAAGGAAGAGTTCGGGGGCGAGGGAAAAGGCCAGCAGGACGCCGAGGAAGGCCACTATGAAGGTCTTGTAGAGGAAATAGGACATGGCCCGGTAGAAGGAAACCACGGAGAGGATGCGCCGGGCGGCGTGGCGATCGTGAAGGCGGCTCACCAACGAAGAGCCCGAGTATTCAAGTATGGACATGGGTATCTCCGGATATGCGTCATGATTCCCGGTCAGCGCGAAGGCTTCCGAGGGAATGTCTATTTGTCGTGGTGCGGCGGGGTACCCGGCAAAGGCGAGTGTGTCCTACCTCTGCCGGGCATTTTTCTAGAAGCCGTCGCCGGGCTGCTTGCTCGTCTGGGCGATCACGCAGTAGCAACCGCGAGCCTTGTAGTCTCGGGCGAAGTCTTCAGCGCTGCGGCGATTGAAACACCAATGCAGACGCCGAGGTTCGGTTTCCGAGGTATCGGGCGCAAAGACGATGCACAGCCACCACTTGCCGGACTCATGGCCCTCGGTAATGGACGGCATGTTCAAGACGCGCTGGCGGGCTATAGCGGCCTTTTCCCTATCCTTGCGGGTAGTTTCCGCATAGTTGGCAAAGAAGGCATCAAGGCCACGGGCGGGACGGTTGACGCGGGGAGAAGTTTCGGGAATGTTGGAGATAGCCATAATTCACTCCTGAGAAGTGGGTTGATGGTTAGGCCCGTCTTGGTGTTGGTAGCACCTTGGCGGGCTGTTTTTGTATTGCCCTTTCGTTGAGTTTGTTTTACTATAAGAACATGTAAAGCGTCAAGTCATTTTCCTATAGGAACACAATATTTTTTTTAAAGGATGCATTATGTTTAAAAGTAACATACGTGATTTAATGAATAAAAAAGATATGACTGTTCGAGATATGGTGGAAAAAACTGGAATGTCTTCCCGCACTATTCAACGTGCTGTAAAGGATGATTCCATCGAAACCTGTGAGCTAGGTACCCTTGCCCGGATCGGTGCAGCCCTTGGCGTGAAAACGAAACGGCTCTATGAAGAGGTAGAGAGGGAGGAAGAGAAATAGCTCCAGCCCCTTGACCTTTGCCGGGGGGAATGGCTATCTTTCCAAACAAGAGGGACGGCAAGCGCAGCAACGCCCACCGTCCCGATGTGGGGCACGTCCCCCGGATTTCGAGAATCCAGTTTTAGCGCCCCGTAGGAACTGCAATTCCTACGGGGCAACTGCTTTTAGAGGTTCAGCAAGTGAACCACAACAGCCGCTATGACGTCAGCAAGCGCAAGCGCCGCGACGTCCCGGAGGAATTGCTTCATGGGGTTGCCTCCTTTCGGGAGGCGTGCCCCACATCGGGAACACTACACAGCCCCGTCCCTCATGGCAAGGTCGCGCCTCCGGGCACTCCTGAATTGTCAGGAGTGGGAGTCCGCTTTACCGCCTCTCTCGCCACCATCGCCACGCTACCGTAGCCGCCATCACAACCACAAGAGCAACCGCCGCCGTGCCCCATTCCCGTTGAGGCCATTCGCCGGGGTTCCAGCCGCTCCGCCAGCCCGTAGCCAAATAGATGCCTACAGCATAGGCCGCCGCCGTTCGTGTGAATTTCATCATGGGAAGCCCTCCTTTCATGCAGGGTAGCCGCCGCGCCACGCCACGGCAAGAGGGTAAAACCGTCTGAGGTTGGGGCGTTTGCTTGGAGGGCCTTTTCCATCTCGTTGAACCGGGCGATGTAGGCAACTTTGAAGGCTATAGCCTTTTCGCCTGTGTAGCCCATAGTCAAGAGCGTGAAGGCGTCCTTGCTGAGAAGGTAGGACTTGGCCATTCGTGTTCCGATACCCGTTTCAATGGGATACTCGTAGAGCTCAAAATTGAGCTTTACGAACTTTTCAGGTACTTGCGGCAAGATTGCTTCAATATCCCGCAGCATGTTTTTGTGTTCCTTCTCAAAGCTCTCCGCTACCTGCAACGAGGTCACGATTGATCTTTCAATAACTTCCTGAAAACTTCCGAAAACTCAATTTTGAAGTTTCGGAGTACTGGTTTTTTCCAATTTCCCGCTTGCCGACTAGCAACCTTAATGCCCTCAGTGCCCCTGTATTCGCCTTCTGAGCGTCGTTTGACGCCGGAATGGGTACTTTCATCCTGCCGGGAAAGCGTGCCTCAGATTGGCAATATTCGCTCGGCACAAAGTTGCGCTCTCCTCTTTTTTTTGTGGTTGCACCCTGCTACCATCCTGCCACCCGGCAGAGTGATGAAACTTTATTCTTCAGGAGAAGGGGCACTATGGGATTTTTTAGCAATATACTATACAATATTAGTCTTAATTCACAAAGAAAAGCTATAAATAAAAGCATCCAATTATTGAAAGGCATGGATGATGTAGAATTACTGTATTTATATAAAATAGTAATGTTTACAAAAGATAAACTTTATGATTTGTATCATATAAATCTTGACGATCCTTTTTTGGCAGTACAAGAAAATAATAATATAGCTATTATACTAAGTAGGGATATTTATGACATACAAAAAATTGAAGGATCAATAGCTGTAAGTGGTATGACAATTTGGCTACATACAGTACGTGCCGCTCTTGCTCCAGAAATAAGGTATCTAGCCAAAGAGTTGTGGCTTGAACTATCTAGAGGAATGCCCAAAGGAGAGGAATGGTTTCCCACAGGATTTGCTCCATCTCCAGCAAAGATGTAAAAAAAGGCCGGGAATTTCCCGGCCTCTCCTTTAGAATCCGCCTCGTGGTATAACATGGCTTGGCGTCAAATCAATGTCTCCAAAGCGGAAATATGACTGATTGTTTTCCCGTTTCAGCTTGCGTTCAGCCCTTTTCAACGTACCGGGGCTCATCCATTCCCGAAGCCTGTAGTTGATCATGTAGTCCATACCCGCTCGGAGATACCAAAGGTTCACAAACGGCAAATTGTTGGTAATCGTTCGAACCGCCGTTTCCCCGGCTTCTCCCAACTCACCCTGTACCAGTTGACCAGTCATCACGGCAAGATTGGATAATTCAGTGGGAACAGGCCCAACCATATTCGCCGTAAGCTGATTCCCGAACCGATCCGCCGTTCCAAGGAAGAAGTCGCCAAGCAGCCCCAAGCCGCCGCCCTGCATGAAAGCCGCTCCAACGGTGGCGAGGCTCAAAGGATCGCGGGGCGTCCTTCCCTTGCTTATGTCCTTTGCCACCATAGAAACGTATCCCAACGCCGTGGTTGCAAGGAAGAAGTGAACCACGGCGGGCACGTCCGCCATGATGCGCCGTGAATCCAACCACCCCGAAAAGCCCCCTTGTGGTGTCCTACTGGCCCGTTGCCAACGGCTTTCTCCAAGGATTCTTTGCCAGTATGTGACGGGAAAACTTTTGAATTGCCATGCAAAACGGAGCATCTCACCTGCCCAAGTGCCGGGCTTTGTATTCCCGTACATAGCGGCCCGCGTCTTTGCGTCCGGTTCCAGCACGGCATAACTGGTTTCATCGGCAAAGTAGCCCATCACGTCCTGCGCCAGCTTTTGCCGGATGCTGTTGAACCCGTCGGCGCGGGCGGACTCCCACTGCTCAGGAGTAAGGGCGTCCGGCTTCTCGCGCAGCGAATCGGGCAGATACGCCGCCAAATCGTCATCCGTCAGCCTGTAGGCGTTTTCCGGGATAACGTAGTGTTCGCCCTCAACTTCATCAATCATCTTGCCGAGCAATTCAAACCGATCATACAAGCCGTTCTTTTTGAGCACGGCAGCGAGATCAGGGTCAAGGGCATCAATCCCGCCCATTGCCTGCCGAGCAAGCCGTGTCGAAAGGTGGAAGGTGTAGGCGGCGCGGTGTGCTTCCGTCCAGCCGGAAAGACCGGACATCCTGAAAAAAGCGTTCATCCATCGCGTTGTCTTTCCTGAAAGGGCGTCGTTCACGTCAAATTTGCTGTACAGCTCGCCAAGCAAGCCTTGCGTATAGACGCCAAGCTGTCGGGCCAGTTCTACCCGCTCCGCACTCTGGAACCGTTCAAAGCGCATCTTCACGCCCGTTTTCCATGCCTCAAGCCAGCCTTCTCCCGCATGGCGCGCCGCAACGGTTTTAATGCCTATATCAGAGAAGGAAGACAGAAAGGCCCCGCCAAGTTTCGCCATGCTCATCAGCGCCCGTGCAAACGCCGCAATGCGGGCACCTGTGAGATTTTCCGGGGTTCCCATTTCCCCGGACAGGGCAAGGTAATAGTGGGCCAGCTTGCCGTTTTTGTCGCCCGTCCATGCCTTGGAAAGCCGATCTGGAATATTGCCGTGGGCATCCCGGATGCCCTGCATTTCCTCGTTAAGCAGGCTGCGGATCATGTTTTCAGGATTTGGCCCAAAGGTCTGCATCAGGGCGAGGCGGCGCGCCGATCTGTCTATTCTGTCCAAAACGGCCTGAATGACGCTCCCGGTTCCAAACATCCTGTTGTACTCAACGGCGCTCTGTGCATCCTTGAAGTGCAGTACCCGTTCTTTGCCGAGACTGGCGGCCAGATTGCGCGGGGCATCAAAAACATTGCGGCGCTTGGGTGCCGTCGCTCCACGCACCCCTGTAACGATGTTTTGATACACTTCCCCAAGGGCATGGGCGGCACTTTGGGGATCGGCGTCAGGAAAAGTCCTTTCCCAATCAAGGCGCTCATATACATACTTCACCCAAGCCGCCTCTCCCGCTTTCCGCATTTTGAGGGAGTCATGGGATTGTGGCGCGTAGTTGTCCAGCTTGCCGATGTCCGCCCCGTACTCGTTAAGCTGGCGGCGCATGTTTTCAAGATACCTGCTGAAAATGTCCGCAGCTTGCCTGGCCATCTTGTCGCCTGTGCTGTTCGGAGAAATCATTTCCTCCATGACGGTATCCGAGAAGTCGCGATCCCTCTTAATGAGATCAATCAAGCCCGCCTGTTCAAGGTCATTCGCCAGACTCCCGCCCCACAGGGCTTTAAGGCTCCCGCTCAGACGGGACGCACTCTCACGGCTTCCGGTGAACCGCTTCCCGCTTCCTACAAGCAACGCCTCCAAAGCGTCCACAAGGTCGCCGCCTTCCGATTTCACACGCTCGGCAAAGCCCTTAATGGCCTCCCGGCGGGCAATGTTGATAGCCGCTATGCGACGTGAGGTTAACGCCTTTCTACGGGCTCTTTCCGCTTCATCCATGACTTTTTTGGCAAGGATGCGCCCCATGTCGTCAACCTGTCCGGAGTCAACCAGCTTTTGCCGTTCTTGCCGGATATAGTCCACGATGCCCGCCGCGTCCTCTTCGGAGAGGCCGGAACTTACCGCCGCCTGAATGCAATCTTCCCGTGTAGCCATTATGCCATTCCTCCCGTTACGCACTCCATGATGGAGAGGCCCGCGTTTTCCAGTGCGTCGGCCCGACCTATTTCCTGCTGTGCCGTTTCCCAATCCGCTTTGTCTTCCTTACTTATCTTCCCTTCCGCAACAAGCCGGGTTGCTTCCACGTCTAAGGCGCTTCCGGCTTCGGCCCTCGCCGCCTCCTGTTCCAGTCTGGCGGATTCCTCAAGCGTCGGCGGGGTAATTCTCGGCTCCGGTTCGGGTGCGGAGAAGTCAAGGGGACGTTCATTGACAGGGAGGGATTGCCTCCCTATTCTAGAAGCAGAAGGCAAGCCTTCTTTCCCGCTTTGGCTGTCAGGTGTGAAACTCGAAATCCCCTGTCCAGTATCCCCCTCACCGCTCTTTCGGCGGGAGGGGAGAATCAAAGCGGGATTTTTTTGTCCGGTAGGGTTCTTTTGCGGATCGTCAACAAAAACGCTTACGAGTCGGGAATCCGGCCCGTCCTGCCCCCGCCCTGCCACGATAGCAAGGTGTTTCCCGTCCTCTCTGGGGATGTTCCATCTGGTAATTCCGTCCCCGGCAGGCAAATGCTCTTGAATAATCGGTTCATACTCCCGCAAGAAACGCGGGATAGAGAGCACGTCCTCTTTGGATACCGGGGGCATATCCGGCGTTTTGTTTCCCTTCTCTCCATGCGCGAATATGATTTTCACCAGCCCAAAGCCACGTTTGGAGAATCCCGCATTTTTCAAGGGATTCCCCTGAACCTTGATTTCCCCTCCCTTCAATACTGCCGGGCCGTGGTGTACCAGCACCCGCTCAATATCTTCAGGTTCAAGAGTGGCTAGAACTTCATCAGGAGAACCGACAAGCGGATTATCCCGTACCCGATCATACCCGGAAGCTAAGGCGGATTGTTCGCTTTGAATGCGTTCCGCCACCTCAAAGGAGCGCCGCGCCCCCATTTCTTCCGCCCACCGCCCAATATCCAAACGTTCGCCCCGCTCAAGGGCCAGCATGGTTCTGTCGAGCAGCCTCCCGGCATTTATCCTGTCCAACCCGGCAAGGTTCTGGCGCACGGTTTGGGAAAGGGTGGCTCTATCCCCCATATCAGCAAGAAACTCAACCGTTGAGGACGAAAGCCGCCGGGCATCAGCCTGATTGTACCCCGCATCGGTCAAAACGCCCTCAAGCAAGCGACGCTCTGAGGAAAGCCCTTTCACCCTACGGTTGTGCAGGATGCCCCCAACTCCCCCAATCCCCGCGCCAAGCAACGCGCCAAACGTCACGTCGAGGGCCAGATCGGAGAAGCCCACATCTTCCCCCCTGCGGGCGGATTCGGGCATCAGAAAGGCATCGGCAACCACCGTGCCCAAGGCCCCGGATTTTGCCCCAGAGAGAACGCGCCGCCCCATGCTGGCCCCTTTTGACAAAGTTCCGCCAACAGGAATCAAGTTTACAGGATCGGGAAGACTTGCCAGCAACCCCGCGCCCAAGCCCAGAGCCCCGCGCCACGCTCCCGTATTTTCCCTTTCTAGGAGTTGTTTTTCATACTCGCGGCGGTCGAACACTTCCGCCTCAATCTGTGCCCGCTGTTCAGTCGTCCGGGGAGTGTAGGCGATCTTCCCGTTGCGGTCGTATCCCTTTGCCTTAAAGTCTTCTTCTGATAAGGCATTGCGGTTGGTTTCCGGGGTTCCCGTAAGGCCGCCAATCCACCACATATCATCAAAAGTTCCGGCCTCTTTTTCCGCCCTCGCTATTCGGGTATCTTCCAGCAACAAACCAGCCGTATTACTGCGCTCAAAGGCATGAGAGAGCGACAGGCCAAAAAACTCTGAGGCACTCATCCACGGGGTGCGGCGTGCCACTTCTTCCTCAAGCGGAGAGGCTAAATTGGGTTTCCAAAGAAACATTACCACGCACCTCCCTGAATATTCAGAAGACTATCAGGAACAGCAGAAGACGGATTCTCGAAAATATCCTTTGATTTCACAGTAAAGATATTCCCATTACCGTCCGTCACAGGACGTTTGGTCACTCCGTCCACAAGGACATAGCCTTTTCCGTCAGGGGCATTTGTCCAAACGCCAACATTCCTCAACCGGGCGATCTGGTATTTGATGTCCAGCGGGTTCTTGCTCAGGCGGGGATCATTCTCAAAGAAGCCCGGCAGGTCATCAGTAAAGGCACGATTCAAGCGTTGCTCAAGTACCGTTGCAGATCTCCCGGCAGGATAGGTTAAGGCCATATTGGAATCCGAAACGCCCACCACTCCGGCATCAAGGGTCTTTACGACTTCATCCGCCGAATAGCCTTGTTTCAGCATTCGTTCCGCCACGGTTTCAAGTTGCTTTGCGGCGCTCAGGGCGGCGGCGGAATTAACTTTGAGAGTCATTGCCCTGCGGCTCTGGTATACGGTGCTTCTTTCTAGAACATCTTCGAGAGCGTCCGTCACCTTCACACTGGGCAAATCCTTTTCATTGATGTTCTGCACTCTTAGGATGGTGCTTGCAGCCGTGGCATTTTCGGGATTGTCCATAACGCGCTGTGCATAGTCCTGTTCCGTTTCTGAAATCCCAACTTGTGCCATGACATTCAAAGCATACGGGCCAAACTCTTTGATTATACCGCCATCCCCATAAAGGAGAGCCGCCTTTTGTTCCACACCGCCTTTCTGCCACTTCTCGGCAAGGCTTGCGGCTTCCGTTTTGGTGAGCGGCATCCGGTTACTCTCAGTAATGCCATTCATTGCCTGATATTCCATCCTTGCCGTGATCCTGTCTCCAGTGGTTGCCCCATCGGGAAGCACCACGGCGGGATCACGATCTGCCGCCAATGCTGGATCAGCCTTCAACGCCGCAACTCTGTCCTTCAAAATTTCCGACATGGCATCACGCCGCTGTGACTCTTTTTGGAACTCCTCAATAGACAGATTATCTTTTTCCGCTGTAAGCCGCTTATCCAAGGCAGTGATGGAAGAAACAACATCCTCAATCGGGGCTCTTACGGCGTAATCCCTCGCCTCATTATTGGCATTCCAGAAACGAGCTTGACGAAAAATGGCGTCTGCCCGTTTGGTGTCCCCAAGGTTTCTAAGCTGGTCCCCTATCGCCGTTAACTGAGACGTATCCCCCATGTACCGGGCTGCATAGCGGGCATCCTCCAGCCCGAAAAGGAGATTGCTCATGGCCTTTGCTCTATCCGCTTCCGCTTTGGCTTCCTGCCGCTTCCTCTCGTTTCTGATCTCCGTCTCAAGCTTGAGCTTATGCGCTGGCATCAACATGCCGGACTTAAGGAGGCTCTCGGCTTTGCTCAAGTTGCCTTGGGACACCTGCGCGACACCCGCCGCCAAGTACGTACCGCTGGCGTATTCGTCCCGGAGCAGCTTTTTTTGCTCTTCGGAATAGCCATTCCGTACAGCTTTTTGCGTCAGGGCCATGCCCCCTTCAAACAGGCATTGCTTGAACACTTCCGGGTCATTAATGTTTTCAAGAGCTCGATTTCTTTCTAACTCCGCTGTGGCATCATCCGTGGTATCCATCCAAAGGTTGAACTCGCTGGTGGCATGGCGCTGCACCTGCGGCAAAAGCTGACGCCCGTATGTCCCAATCTGCTTTTGGAAAAACTCCTTGCCCATGTCGCCGAGGCTCTTTTCAAGCTCCCCGGCCCGTTCCCTCATGATCTTTTCGGCGTCGGTAACGGAGGTAAGCGCATTCTCCCCCTTACGGTTGAAGATACCGTTCTCCCCGTAGAGGTCGGACTGCATGGACTCCTGAAACTTGTTATAGGCTTCCTGAGCCTTGGTGCGGCTGTATTCGGTATAGAGGTCGAAACCGACCTTTGCCGCGCCCTGTACGGCCTTCCCGGTGTTGATGACGGCCTGCCATCCGGACTGAGCCCCCTGTGCGGCGATGCCGCCCGCGCTGTCGGAAAGACGCGCGCCGAGGTTGGCGCCGGGAGTGGTGTCATAGGCGGGTTGTTGACGATACTGCGGGATGCCTCCCGCCCGCTTTTCAGGAACTCTCATCATCGCCATGTTCAGCCCTTTCTTGTTCTTTTGAGGGTTCTATCTTCCAAAATGCCAACTCTTGAGTATAGGCATAATCCAGTTCCCGTGAATATTCTTCAAGAGACCAGCTTATTTCTTGATTTTCACTGTTGGGTAAATACATGGTTCCCCCCTTAATTATGCATCAGCAGCTCTGTGGCAGTCGCTGGTATTGCAATCTTTAGCAACAGCTTGCCACATTTCTACAAGTGCCGCGTACTGCTGAGATTCGTCTATCTCCTCTTCTTCAAAAGAAGATAGTCGGCTAAAAGCGTATTCTCGATCAAAGATTTTGGTAAGTTCAAGGAATGGTGCTCCGACCTCATCCCCCAACCGCCGTAAAGCTTTCAACCAGCCTACGGCTACTCGTTCAGCCTCCCATCCCAAATCAGGAGCGGGATCTTCCAACGTCTTCCCTTCAAGATAGAGGGCCATAATTTGCAGGGACACCTTTTCGGCATATAGGGATTTCCACATGGCATAGGCGGCAACAGTAAAAAATCCTGAGTTCCAATGCTCAACCCATAGGCTATCCCACATAGAAGGAGGCCGGAGAGCGTCAATCTCTGCCTTCCGTTGCCGTGTCAGAGCTTCATTGGTAATCATTACAGCACGTTCAAAGGGGGTCAGTTCCTTGTAACCCTTCCGTAACATTTCAACATTCATCTTCTTTTCCCATCCTTTCGGGCATCGAGCACCCGTTTTAAAGATTCCACCTGTTCCCGAAGTTCCGTCACCTCGTCCACTTTGGCGGCTGTAGCAATGATTCCCGCGATCTCGTTTGCGGCGGCGGGGGAGACTTCCCCGGCAGAGACAAGGCGCAACAGGGCTTGCATCTGTTCGGAAAGGTTGCCCGTCTCCGGTAGGGCGACAGGTTCAGGGATTGCTACGGGGCGTTGCCGGGGAAGGCCATAAGCAACCAGCACCCGGCAGGCGTCCAAATCTCCCCCTTTTGCAGCTTCAACCAATTTTGGGATCGCTACTTCCTCAGCCGCTTGCCGTGCCATTTTGAGAGCATGGCAAGAATCCCCTCTAGGGCGTCCTCTGGGGTTCCCGGATACTCCGGGAAGGAATTGCCCCTTTTCGCCGCGTAAGGGCTGTTTTTGCGTGTTTATGCAGGATTCCTTATTCATGCCGCCGCATCCCCATGCGCTTTGATCAACGCCTTAAGCCTGCCCTCCTGTTCCGCGAGGAACTTTTGAAGGAGGGAATAGGTCATGTACTCCCCGCCCGCCCGATTCCCGCACCAATGGACATGCAGCCCGTACCGGACGGAATAGGCCGCAAGCGTCTGCAAAAGGCTCTGAGGCGTCATTTGAGAGCGGTAGGCGTGGTTCCGCACATCTTCTAAACTGGCCTCAATAATCAGCCCGAAATAGTCCAGTCCCCGCCCGCGTTCACATTCGCGCTGGAAGCGTTCCCGGCCCTTGGTGAGGGTGCCCGTCAGATCGTCCAATGATTTGCGCTCAAGGCCGATATGGTCATGCAGCCCGGCAAGGCTGTAATCGCCCGTTTGCAGCGCGGCCCGTTCCACCGTCACCCCTTGGTAGCGGTCAAAGGTGTAGGGGGCCTGTTCGCGGGTATCGCAAAGAATCTTCATGCGGCACACCTCCTACCTGTCTTCAACGCCCGAATCACACGTTCCTGGCGCGGTTCACCATTCGGCCCGGCATGGGCAAGCCAGCGTTCCAGCCCGGCCCGGCTTTCGGCGTCCAGCGCGTCCATGCCGTCAATGACGAGTTCCCCATCCTGAAGGTGCGGCACCAATCCCCAACCCAACAGGGCATCAATGTTGGTATCGATAGCCGCCAGACGATGGAGGAAGTCCACACTATGGACGCCCTTTGGAGTGGGATCAGGATGCGGCGCGGCCTTTGGTTCGTCTTTGGTTTGAAGCATGGCGCAGGGGGGATTCTGTGGCGTTTCCGGGGCACACGGCAAAGGAAGAGCTTCACCTTGCCGAGCGCCTTTTTCAGCTTCGGCTATCCCGGCCTCAACCCACAGACGGATCGGGACTCCGACCTTGAGCATGTCGCCGGGGTCTTTGCCCACGGCGCAAGGCCATGCCTTCACACCGGGGAAGTGCTCCCGCCACCATGCCCACGCCTTCGTGCCCGCCTCGTCAAAGTCCAGTGACCACAGAATCAGGGGAGCAGCCCGCAGAAACGCCGTAGTGCCCGCATCAGGGCGTTTGCTGGCTCCGGTGAGAGCCACCGCCGCCGCCACGTCCCGCGCCTCCTGCCAGACCAGCACGGCGTCCAAAAGGCTTTCCACCAGCACCACCGGAAGGCCCGGCTTGCCGATGCCGTAACAGCCATTCCCGGAACCTTTGGCCTGCCAATACTTGGGGAGGTCATCTTTCGGTTTCCAGTCGGCCCGGCGAATAAGCAATGCCGTCACTCCGGCCTTGCGGCGGATCGGAAGCACCAGCCCACGGGGAAGCCACACCTTGCGGAAGCGGCCCGTCTCGGGGTTCACCTCTTCATCAAGCCCCCAATCGGCGCGGCGGCCGTACCTGTCCGCAGGGTTCCAACCGATGCCCAGAGTGTGGGCTGTCTCGACCGTCAGGCCGCGCGCGTACAGGCTTTTCAGCCCGTCCCCGGATTCGACGCCAGCGGCGCACTCGCGTACGAACGCGGCGGCCCGTTCCATCCACCCGGCAGAGGGGAGGCGTTCGGGGTCGGGTGCCCATTCCTTCCTTGCCGCGCTGTTCGCTATGACATGCCTGTTGTGGCGGTTTGGTTCGATTCTCAGGGCTTCGCAGGCTTCCCGGTAGCTCATGCCCCGGAATGTCCGCAAAAACTCCACAGCGTCCCCCTGAACGCCACAGCCACGGCACAGAAACCGCCCACCTGTAGCCCCGCTAGGATGTTCAGGCCACACGAGGAAGCGATCCCGCCCCCCGCATGTTGGACATGGGCCGCAGTATTCGCCGTTGCCCTTGCTTTTGATCTCCCCGGCAGGAGAGAGAGTTTGATAGAGGGTCAAAACATCCATGAAGACTCCTCACAAATTCTTTTCGCGGCCCCCTAAAGACTAAAGGGGAGGGGAGGAACTGGGGAAAGTTCCTTCCCCATTCCCCCCTTTAGGGGGTACTTTTGGAATTTTTAAAACATATTGAAATAATTTATATTTTTTCTTGGTTCCGGGG